GTTCCTGCAGGATTTAGTGCAACTTTATCTGCCCATGCTGTAACATTGTCAGGTGCGGTTATTATTTGATCTACTTGGAACTGATCACCTACTGCACGATAAATTACAAGTTTTGTATTTACAGTACTATCGTTGTCTGCTTCTTGCTGTTTACTTGTTACAACTAGTACTTGTGCATCGTTACTAATATCAAAATTCTTACTAAATTCTAATATATTTTCAATAGGATCAAATACTTCTTCGTTATAAAATGCATTTGCTGTTAAGTTAGGCAAATACCCTACATAATCAATATTAGTACTCAACAAAGTCCAAGAGTTATTTGATTCACTAGGAATTGATGCTCCAACTGCTATATTAGTAGCAGCTTTCCATAATTTATTATCTTGTACAACAATGTTTTCTTTTTTATAAGTGTATGTATTATCAAATACGCCGCGGTAATTTGAATCTTTACCGTGTTTCCAACTTATATTATTCCAATAAATCGGATCTGTAATTACATTTTGTGAATTAGTTGTTGCTTTTTGGCAGATGTAGTAATTGTCTTTGTATATTACAATATCATTAACTTCGTAAGCTGTAATTTTATATTCGCCTTTGAAACTATCAGTTAGTTTTGTGCCATGGCGGAATAATTCAATTGATCCAGGATGAGCTCTTCTTTCAGTAGAGTCATCGCCTGGTAGTACAACACTGTTGCTGCTAACTAATAACGTATAATAGTTTCCTGTTTGTACTATTTTAACAGTTTCACCAAAGTGTCGATTAGCTGCTCTATATTCTGAAACAAAAACATTTTGGAATCTATAAGTTCCATCGCGCAATTTTCTGTAAATAGCAACAGCACCTTCATTTTCAATTGTTTTTTCTGTTCCGAATTCATTAGCTGGAATATTATAAATTTGTATATAATCTTTGTTTAAGCTAAACGGTGGGTTTGGCAAACGTTCGATTCCCAATTCTGTTGTCTCATCAAAGAACCAATATTCTTCGTCAATGATTTTCGGAGTTTCAACAATGTCAAAATTAGTAGTATTCTCAAATACTACTAATTTACCTACAAGAGAATTTCCTAGTATTATACTGTTGTTAATATCTGTTATAGTACCAATTGCACGATCTACATCAGTTGCGCCGCGCAACGACGTGTTTGCCTTTCTACGTATTTGAAAGCGTCCGATATTTGATTGTTCTAACCACTCGCCGCTTAATACTTTTAAATAAATTCTAACATTGTTAAATTTTCTCTGCATAAACATAACTTCTGCACTACTAGTAGTAATGCTTGTTAATGCTAAACCGCCTTGACCGTCTCTTGGATATTGGATATCTTCAACAATATCGCCAACTTGTGGTTCAAATGCAAACCCTTGGAAATCAAATTCGCTCAATTCAAAATCGATATAACCGTCCCATAGATCAACAATAGTCTGCTGTTTGTTTATATTGTTATATGTAAAGCCTGCTCCGGCAACATCGATTATTCTATTGTCAAGATTATATAATCTCATTTCAGTAGTATTGCCCACTGTTAAAGTGTCGCTATAAGTTTTACCAACTCTAACTACCCACTTGTTACTTAATACATCTTGCTCAACTCCATCTTGTGCATCGGCTCCTGCTGGATCTCCTCTATAAGATAAGTTTTCAATATAACTCACGTTGTTTTTATCTGTAACATATACACCAATGTCGCCTACAGTTGATTGAATATTATAATATGGATTAAGATCTCTTACTGATCCTTGTAGTTTAACATCAGCATAAACTAATCCACGACCAGTATCATAATATATACCGTTGTTTGAATATTCAAATCCAGTGTTAATCATCCAATAGCCAGCAACTGCATCACTAGGTGTATATGTTAACTCTTCAGTATAAAATCCAACAAAGTCTAGTTCTTCAATAAACAGCTCGCCTGTAACATCAAATACACCGTTTGTATTTTTAAGGTATACAACCGCACTGTCTCTACGAGTACTTACATAAGCTACTTCGGCACTACCAGTATCGCTTGTAACAACAGATCCTACAACTGGTAAGGATATAAATGTTTCAAGAAATAATACATGGTCAATTTTTTCAACAATATTATGTTCTTGAGATATAAAATCTTTATTGATTAACGGAATATTCCCGTCAAATGGGATGTAATTATCAAGTGTAGGATATGTATAGCTACGCTGATTCCAAAATAAATTTAATATATCGCCTGGTTTAGTACCAATATACATATCTTTAGGAGCACGTACTAGTAAGTGACTTGTTGTATTATTTTCTAATCCCGGGTCGCCGGCTACTAAAAGATTTAACGTTGTGCTATCGCTGTCTGCTTGAGCAGCAATATTTATATATGTATCAAATGTACTAAAAGGCTGATTTCCAATTTCAGGAAGTATTTCTCTGTTTGCTTTCCATAAACTTTCTCTATAGCGTACAATATCATTTTTAATATAAGTAGCATCTGGTTGAAAATCAAAAGTCTCTTGACTAGTATTAGCATCAATTTTATATGCTAGTTTAGTTTTCACACTACTTGCATTTGGTATACCGACAACAAGGTATTCCCCGTCTGGTGATACTGAAATACTTTTACCAAATTTAATATTACTGATATTAAATAAATTATCATCTTCAAAGATTATTTCTTGGTCTAGTATTAAATTATTTTGTTCTCTAGTTCTTCTATAATAAGAAACTTTTCCATTTGCATCATCAGGTGCTGAAACAAAAACATTATTGTTATCATGTGTTATAGCAACGCTATCACTAAATTTTTGATCTGTACTATCATATTCCGAAGTATTAAAAATAGATTGAGAATTTAGATATACAGGATTATTTTCTAAAACAGCCCATTCGTCATTATAAGTATCAATCCATAATTTTTGATTGTCGTATATTGTTTGGTTAGTTGCAGCATTTATTTCGGCAACATTATCAACTCGTATTGTTCTTAATGTAGATATTACATAACTTTCATTGTTTTCTACTTCGAGGTCTGTTATTTCGTTATCTAACGGAACTCTAATTCTAACAGTATTAAGGTTAATACTATCAATCTCGTACAATCCGTTAATATTATATGTTTGTGCTTCACGAACTCCGATATAATCTCCTACAACAAAGTTTTCAATTGCCCACTTGTCTAAAGTTAGTTCAACTAACCTTAGTCTGTTTGTAGCAACTTCAGTAATAAGAGTGTTTATACCAATAACATTAACTTTTGATCTTATTAATTGTTTTACTGTCCAAGACTTATTGTCTGTATCTGTTACCCATATAGTATTTCCAAGACTGATTAAATTAGTGTTAACTGATGCAAGATCTAATAAGTTGCCTACAACAAAATCAACATCATCTTCATTTACATATCCTGAAGTTCGAATATACTCATTAGTTAAAGGTTTAGTCGGAAATGGTGCATGATCGTAGTCTGCAGGCTTATCAAATACTTCATTTGGAAGTATTCTGTATATTTTATCAAAGTTAGTTGCAGGTAATGTGTTTACAAGTTCAACTGCTTGAGGAGATTCTTGCATTTTATCTTGTTTCAAGTTATATTCAACCTGCTGTACATCATCAACAGCACCGTAACGTCCAACTTGAATTGCCCACTCTTCATAGAATTCTAAATTGTCAGTTGTATTGCCTAGTGCATTAAACAATTTAGTAAACACATTTAGAGTGCCTTTGTCTGCTATCGCACCTCTATAGAATTTAAATTGACTTACATCGTCATTTATAATATTAGCAAGATATTGACGTTTTTGATATCCGATCAAATGCTGTGCCATTGTTTGCTGTTCGACATCAAAGCTATCTGAATCTAAATCGTAAAAATCGGTAAACTGTGTAATTCTATAATCAAAGTTAGTCATTAACTGTGGCATAGGCTTTTCGCTAAGTCTATACCAAAAATTAGAGTTAAAGTTTTGTGACCCTGATACATTAATTGTTGCTACATAATAATATTGTTTGTATTTTACAATGTCACCGATATGATAATCTTTCCAAGCAGTCCAGTCAGTAAATCTTGCATCATCGTAAACAAATCCAGGAATATTTAATCCGCCGTTCCAATTGTCTGATCTATAACCGTTAACACGAATACGCTCTTGTCTATATCCAGTTGCAGGATTATATATGGTATCATTGAAGTCTGTAGTATTATCAAGTAATACTACATGTTCTTTTTGTACTAATGGTAATTCAACGTGATATAATCCTTCTTCAGTGCCTACTGTTTCAATACCAAAACTATTTTGATCTCTTAATAGACTATTAAATTCAGAATCTAAAAATAAACCGTCTGCTTTGAGAACATTATATCCATAAAATTCATCTTTAATATTATCAACTACATAGTAATCTTTTTTAAATTCTAGTAGATTTGCAGCAGGACTTAAGGCAATTAACGAGTTATTTGCCCATCCTTGTGTTGTCCAGAACAAGAACTGTTTTGCTGCTGTATTCCAGTTTTCAACTTCATTAGTGCCGCTAATAACATTTTCAAAACTAAATCCAATCTCTAGTTGTCTTGCGCTATAACCTAATATAAAGTCAACAACTTCTTGTGCTGTACTAAAACGACTTCCGTATTGCAAACGTTTAACTGAAGTAGTATCAAAGTTTTTCTTAAACTCTGCTGTTCGGCCACCGGTAAGAGGCAATGCAGGAAGTTTGACAATATTGTCTGTATCAAATGTTTTGCTACTAGTAAATGAATCAATAACTCTGTAGTAAGCATTGTTATGTAAAATTACTTCTCCACTTAGGTATGAAGTATTTGAATCCCATAGAACTACTTTTTCACTTATGCCGCCAACTGTTACTACACTTGCTGACGAATCCTGTATTGAACTATAATATTCAAAATAAGGTTTTTCTAAATTATAACCCCTGACAATATAGCCTAGTTCGGCCCGTTCAACTACTATTCCACTATACACTGCTAGTTTGCTGGGACTACTTGTATTTAAGAAAACTTGATAATTTTCTTGTGGTACAAAAATACCATCTTGAGTAAGAGATTGTGTAGGAGACCTACTATCAAGTACTAGATTAAATTTTTCCTTACTTGTAAACCCTGCAATTTTAATAGCAAGTTGGTTAGTAATGTTTTTTAATTCAGTTTTATAATCTTCATAAACTGTTAGAATATCACTTGCAACTAGATTGTAAATGTAATTTACTAATCCAGATGTATTAGTTCTAACATCTGATTTAAATGTATTCGGTAAGTTTAAATCTTTGAGAACGATCGGTTTGTTAGTTGTTATATCAACCCATTGATTTGCTAAATTTTTGGATATTCTTGAAATATCAAACCCTAATCCCATAGTTTTTGCAGGTTGATTTAACAACATTGTTGTTAATACTGAAAACGGATATTCAGAACTTCTGCGCCATGCATTTTCTACAGGGGTATAATCTCCAAATTTAAAATTATTAGTTGCACTTCTTATATCAAAATCTTTAGCATATCTTGAATCTAATGGTGATAATAATTTTCCAGTACTATCAACTGGGATAAAATTAGTTAACCCCGGGCGAGCATATTTAGGATTAATTCTTGTATTATTAGGCTCTGCAATTTTTCCTTCTTCGAGATCTTTCCAAAGTACTAAGTTATCGCCTGTATAAGGAGCAGGACCATACACTGTATTCCACCAGTTTGGTTTAGTTGTTATACCAAGCATCTCCCAAGGATGACTGTGCGGACGGTCAGTGTCAAATGCTCTTACATATACACTTCTCCAAAATCCTGGATTTATATTTCCGGATGGAGACTTAGTTTCACTATAGTTAAATGTCCAATTATTAGTTCTGTCATAAAACGTATTATCAGTATAATTTGTGTCATTTAAATTTTCTAAAAGCCAACTTTGAAAATTGCCAATCAATGTATTATCAATTTCTGTTTTTGTAAATTCATTTGTTCTAAATTCGCCGCCGATAAAAGCATTAACATCTAATCTATCAGTCGAATATTCAGCTTTAATATTATTAAAAATTCTTTTTTCAAATTCCAACAGCAATTCGTCTCTAAAATCTTTATATGCTTTTATATAGCTACCGTCGTGTCCGCGAATAAATGCAACACCGATAGGATATTCATCTATTTCAATGTCGTCATTACCTGCCAATATGGCACCTTCGGTAGGAACATAAAACAATTTATTCATACCTACAAAAGTATAAGATTTCGATGCTGCGCCTTTGCCTGCTGCACTCTTTGATGTATATACTGGATAGAACCAACCTCTGTTACCAGTTGCTTCATCTTCGCCGTATATTTTAAACGGACCAGATGTTTCAGGAACAGTAGCTTGCACTGTGTCGTCAATAGTTAATTCGGGATAGTATTTTGGATATAAACCTAGCTTACTTGGCGTAGGTGCAATAAAACTTCCGTCGGTTTTGTCATACTCGTGTATTTCAATTATATCATTTTCTACTTGTCCGGCATCAATCGAAACGTATCCTGCTACATTAAAATTATAATCTTTGGTGTGTGTTAATTGTTCATTGTTTAAATAAACAAGAATACTTTTTGAACTTAAATCAGTTAAATTAAAATTATTAGTAATAGGATAATCACGAGTCCTTGCATCATAAACAGTATATTCAATTTTGTTAAATGCTCCTGTCGCAATCATATCTGAGAAATAAAATGGCTGTGATTGTAACTTATCACTATTAATTGTTTTTAATATAAGATCAACATGTTGTTTTACAGGACCATCATACCCTAACGACGAAGCAGTATCTAAAAATATTTTTTTATATCTTGTATACTCTTTATTTGAATATTTTAATGCTTTTATAATATTATATTTTTTATTTGTTATATGATATAACGGTAAATTAATGGTACCACTATGCTTAACAAAACGCTTGCCATACTTATCAAGGTCGCCCAAGTCACGTAGATTGCTCTGTCCTAAATAATTTCCAGTATATCTAGGAATATCTTCCAACATACTATCAACGTGGTCAATTACTTCACCAAGAGTAAATTGACTAACATCATCATTTAACGGATTACGTTCTAGGTTATACGGAAATTCATAATAGCCATTGGTATTTTTTATAATTTTAGTATCTGTTTTAATCTTAATAACATCATTTATTTCTAAAGGTTTATTAAAAACAACCACTACGTTATCATTGCTTTTGTCAATTGTGTAATCAGTATTAATTAATTTTAGTTTATTATTAACAAACACAACTACTTTTAAATCTGTAATACTACTAGAGTTGTCATAACAATTAATTACAAAATTATTATTTTGGATATCTGATGCAGAATATTGTGTTATAACATATTGTTTACTAATTGTTGGTGTACTACTAAATCCATTAACATATGAAAAATCAGTTAAACTTTTATACTTTTTTAAATATCCACTATCAATTTTTTGTGTATATAAATCTTCTTCTGTTTGGTATGTAAATGTATCATTTAATAGATTAAAATCAAATACAATATCTCCGGAGTTTTCGATAGATTTATAACTTAGTGCAAAGCCTAATTCAGTATCAACTGTGCCTTCGCCTTGTGCATAAGAAAATAGTTTAGTTCCTTTAAATGTAGACGATCCGTAATATGTTTCATCGCTATAATTATTCCCATTAACATCACATACTTCGAACATAGGAGTTTGATTTCGTGTTGTTTTTTCTTGTGCAAGTGTCCATTTGCCGCCATGATAGTGGTAACTTTTACCTGAATTTTTTACACCCTGTGTAACTAATACAGTTTCAAGATCGATTGGATTAGTATCGTTAGTTTCGACTAAACTAATTTGTCTATTATTGCTGATATTAACAAATTTTACTTGATATATTTTTCCACTTACTAGTATATCAGTATCTGCTGCAAACAATATTCGCATATTGTCAGCAAGTTCTACGCCGTCAATATTATATCCTAATTGTCCTTCGATTGTACTAAAAACATCTGTAGTAAAAGTGTCAATTAAATCAACATCTTGTTTAGCAACAGCTCCAAAATTATTTAACTTTAGTCCAGCTTCAAATTCAATAATTGGGCGTTTTGCACGAGTTAATTCGTCAACGTTAATTGGCAAATCATTATATTCAAAACTTTTTATAATTACGTCTTTGTGATGCCATCTATTATAACGACTCCAAGCATTTCTATCCAGTGAAGCTCTATTAACAACAATGTAATCTTTTTCTGTTGCATATGCACTTGCATCACTAAATGGCAACGTATCAAAATTATCACTGTCAAATGCAATACGTTTTGTATCATTGTATGCTGCTGGAATAATTAAGTTACTGTCCTTAATTAGTTTAATTTTATCGCCAACACCTTCTACATACCAATCGTTAGTTTCATACTCAACGGGTAAGACATCACCTTGAAATCTAATTTTCATTCCGTTAGATAATTCAACACCGTTTGCACTTAAATAAGTTTTCTTGCCTAATATTTCTTCAGCAACATTAAGAAATGCATTTTCTTCAATGTCATAAATTCTAAATTGTCCACTTGTATCTACAGCATTTTTACTAATATAAAATAATCTGTCAGGAGCATTAAAAGGTATTGTAAATTCAATTGTGCCTTTTTCAATGTATGCAACTGCTACTTCATCGCCTTCTTCACCTAACTTACGAATACCGTCTGGATATAGTGTACTAACATTATCGTCATCAGCAAAAGTAACACTTCCGCCGCTTGGTAGAATAATATATTCTCCTTGGTCGTATTCATTGCCATACAAAACTGCATCAAATAATCCGTCAGCACGGAGTCCTTCTGTGCCTGCTGTTAAAATAGCAGTACCAGGAGTAAATGTTCTACTAATAGCAATAGCCATAGGATGACCAGGTGCATCAATTTCAAAACGATATGTTTGGCCGCGATATAATTTTAAATTAGGATTACGTGTTAATCCGTCATTAAACACGTAAGAAATGTTATCGCCTTGATCCTCGGTAGTAACAGTATATGTACTAACAATGTCTCTACTTTGACCTCTTACAGGTATACTAATAGGCCCATTTGGCATCCAATAGTATTCACGGAAGTTTACAAATTTGTCCCAATCAATATTTGGGTTCCATGCATAAGTTTCTTGGCTGTTTAATCTACTATGATTGTCTGTGTTTGCACCAAATACACCTAACTGTCCAATATAATCATTATAGTCTTTATAGAAAGTTACATTGTTGTAGTTGTCTTTGATAACTGTCGCAGGCTCTAACTGATAGTTTGTTCTGTCGGCAGTTACATCATCTATATAATTGTCTGTAGTTTTATATGCTTTAGCAGTTGTTCTGCCATAGTAGCCGTTAATTTTTTCTGCAACACCTGGCTGTATAAGCTGGTCTAGTGTACCTTGTAAAAACTTTTTATTTGCTTGTGTTCTAAAGAATTTAGGTAAAAAATCACTCGCAGTAATTTTATTGTTTTGTCCTGGTACTGGCAGGGCGCTTTCGTTTTGATCATTTTTAGCCATTAGTAACTATAACCTCCACCGGTGTTTGAACTGCTTGATGTATTAGATGTTGATGCACTACTTGTTATTCCTGATGTTATAGCAGTTGATACACTATTAATTACTGTACCGCTTGCTTGTAGGTTAATTGCTGTTAACTGATCAATTGTTTCAATATCACCTACTTTAGCAGCACTTGCAAATATTTCGTCGGGTTCGCTTTTTATCTCAAATAAGCTACCAAAACTTTGTGTAGTTTGTCTTGGTACTATTAGTATGCTTACTAGCTTTGGTGATAATTCATTCATAATATAGGCACTAAGTTCTTGGAAATAAAATGTTTCTCCAAAGTCCCAGTTTTCAATATCAAAAAATTTGTTAATCGCTTCGATAATTTGTGATTTTAATTCATTGTCATTAATAACTAAGTTAGTATTTTTAACAATCTTAAATTTAACTTGTAAATCAGCCGGTGCCGTATCACCGAATAATATTTTGTACTTTACTGGATGATAAATGATTTCGTCGCTAATTGATTTAATCTTATTAATCTCTGTTCCGTAACTTCTAAACAATTCGTCATTGCTAGGCGGTTTAGGTTGTATTAAAGTTGTTCCAGCAATATATTGTTTAACTTGCGTATCATATGTTTTAGATAATACATAAGTATCGATAATATTACTTGCACTCGGATCTATCCTATAGCCACTGTCAGCAACATGAATATAATGGAATTTTAAATCTGCTCTTCCAAAATATGCTTTATAGTCTGTATTAATTGTTGTATTGTTTAGTGCTTTATTAAGTTTTCTAAAAATACCTTCATCGATTAGATAAAATATTTGTCCTTCTAAACGGCTGCTATAAGGAGCAATTAATGCTTCATTTTGAACAATAATAATTTCAGCATTTGTATTTGCAAAATATTTAAAATCTTCTACACCGTCAGTTGTTGTATATTTCTTTTGTAATATTAATTTAGCTGCTGTAGAAATTGAAGTGTCTTCTTCGCCTACAATTTGCTCAAAGATATCTGGATCATCAACTACGCCGTCGTCATCTAAGTCAATAAACTGTACTTGAATTTTACGACTGTCTAAGTATCCTTCTACATCTCTGTATGCGTCAGTAATTGTCCAGCTAAAATCTCTAGTAAACGGAATCAGTTCGCCAGGCTTTCTGTTAATATTTAAAATATCAATTTTGTCTCTAACAATTTGACCAGTGTCCGGATCATAAATTTTATCGGCTGCATCAAAGAAGAATCTAATCTCGTCTGCACTTTCCATTACATATCTTAAATTACGGTATGTAATTGTATATTTTTCTCCGTCAGTTTTAAAATATAACATCCAACTTGCATCAAGATTTTCACCTGTTGTATCACCTGCTTTACCTGGTGCCCACTTATTAAGAGTGTTAATGTTTTCTGCTAGTACTATTTTCCATTGTCTATCATATTGATCATAACGCAGCGCAAAATCATTGTACTCAAAAACTTGATCAATTAATTGTGTTTTTATATCATTAATTAATACTTTAGAAAAGTTTGGAACAATTTGTTGTAGTATTGCATCAGAAGGCAATACATCATTAACTACAATAGGCGCAATTCCGTCTTCGTCAATAACAGTCCCGTTACCTGTTACTGAAATAACCTTTACCCATTTGTATGTTGTTTTTCCTAAATGATCTACAACTCCACTATTGTCCATTAACGTACCATCAGGCATAAAGTGCTTGCCTTCTGGTGCAACAAATTTTAACATAGTTCCTGCTTCTAATAAACGTAAACTATTAGCTGTAAATGAACCTACGTTATAAGGATTTTCATCAATATCTCGAAGTAGCCCTAAAGTTTGATTTGTACTAGTGCTAGACTGTAGCCACGATGCATTAAGGTCACTAACAATAATTTTTGGATATTTTGCAAGATAAAAGTTTTGAGCGTTTACACTACTTAAAATACCTTCAATTGTATTATATATAACACCTTCAATGTCTGTTTGAGTTGCAAACGTAAAAGACTGCTTTTCTACAAATTCTTCTTTATAGAGCACACCATCATCAGCAAACAAACTAGTATTTGAATATTTTCCACTAGCATCTTTTAAATCAAAGAAACGACTTATTCCGCTTGAAATTCTGTTTGAACTTTTAGTCTTAATAATATCTTGACTAATAGCAAGAGGACCAATATTATAATCTTCACCTGTAATTAATCTGTTTTGTGTATAATAAGTTGCAGGTGCATTTTGTTTAATTTCTGTATTAGTTTCAGTAGCAGTACCGTTGCTAATTGTATAATTTAATTTAAACCCAATAGTAAGTGTTTGTTGTGCACCAGTTCTTGATTGATAAGGAATATCAATACTTACTGTTCCAACTGCACTAGGTGTAATTACACTTCTTGTATTATTACTAGTTCTATAATAAGTTCTAAAATTTCCCGAAGGCAAATTACCAAAAACCCCGTCACTAAAGTTTAAATTAATTCTATCTCCAATGCGACTAGTTACAGCAAAGACATCTCTAGTTTTATTAAACAAACTGTTATAGATAACGTTGTTGCCTTCTACGGCATCAATTTTTGTCCATTCGTTATTTTCAAATCCTGCACTGTTTAATGAAAATAGCCATACGTCACTGTCATTAATATTTTCAGCATCAATTTGCACTGCTTGATTTGGTGTTGGATTGGAAACATTAAAATTACCTGTTTCAAGCTTACCTTGACGGAAATGCATAAAGAATCCAGTGTTTGAACTACCTGCACCTTGGCCGTCATCTCTAAATAGAAACGCAGGACTATTACCTGGTAAAGGTGCTTCTTCTAAAATACTGTCATCTATGATATCAGTACTTACAATTTCAAAACGTGTGCCTACGCCTTCAATACGCTTAGTAAACGGATAAATTGCTTGCCCTGTATTTGTAGCATTTAAACGATATTTTTGTGTTTGAACATCTGCAATCAGTGCAGATTTTAAAGGATTGCCTATTGAATTTGAAAGCGGTAATGCTGAATTTAGTATTTTTGTAAATTGTTCAAAATAATTTGTGTTAGTTTGATCATTCCACTTAATTGTAATTCCTGCTAGATTTAAACCATTTGAATCTAATAGATTTTCAGTTGTTTTAATTGTGTCAAATTTTAGTAAACCGTTTGCTGCTTGATTTCTGCGAGGATTATATGACAGCATACGTGCAAGACGTAATACGCTTTCTCTGCGTTCTGCCGTTTCAAGGAAGTTTTCACGAGCATTTAAATCAATACGGAATGATAAGTTTTGCCCAAGGAATGCAATCATATCAATTAGTGCAAGATATTCGCTAGACTCAATATAGTCGTTAAAATCTTCTGGATAATTCTGACGTAAGTAGTTGATCATCGTACGGCGTAGATTGTCAAAGTCATAACTTTGAAAATCAGCGTTACGGAATGATTGGTAAATTCTTTTCCAGTCCTCAGCTACTAGTAGCCTTGACTGTCTATCATTTGAAGACATGTGCATTTCCTTGTTTACTGATAATATTTATCTTATAGGAAAAAGTGCGTATTTAATTTTAAGACTGAAGCAAGCCGTTTTCTTTATCAAATTTAAAACGTAATTGATCTGTTATACCAAATGGCAAAACTATAATTGTGCAATCAATTTGTATACCTTGTTCATAAGTATCAATAATAATATCATCAGCTTTTATTCTAGGATCATAATTAATAATACGTGTTACATCTTCAATTATAGCTTCTTGTACTTCAATAGTAAACGGTTCGTATAATATATCCCAAATAATTGTGCCAAATGTAGGATCACTTAGCTTTTCAGTTTGACGTATATGAAAATGATTAATTAAATCTTGTTTAATTAGTTCAAAATCGTATATACTAAAACTCTTAGCATCAGCAACTGTTGAAAATCCTCTGTATTTTCTTCCAGTAGATGCTGTTTGAGCTGTAGAGTTTACTGTTACACGTTTATATAAGTTTTTTTCTAATTGGCTCATACTATATTTACCTTAATTATTGTGCATTACTTGTAGGTGTAACTGATCTTGTAGCAGCACTATTATCTGTAGGTTCTGCTGTTGGAGGATTTGCTTGTGCTTCTGCAATTTCTTGTTCTAAACTTCTAAGTGCATCTGCTTCTTCATTGTGAAATCTGTTAACAACACTATTTCTAACTGCTTGTGTACTACTGGGGAAATATCTTGCACCGTTTCCTGCTCGTCGTTGGGCATAAACTGCTCTAATTAGTGCAGCATCAGTAGGCTCTGTTGCGGTAGGAGTGTTTGGCGGATACCCTAAAGTTTCTAATGCATTTCTAAACACGCTTGATGCACCTCCAGCGCCGTGTTGTATTGATGTAGAAAAACCCATTTGATTTACAGTTGAAGATCGTAATTCGAGATCAAGTCCTGTTCCATTTTTAATTCGTCTAATGCCAGGAAGATAGTATTGTATCCCTGCATATTCGCTTTGTGCTGCGCTGCCTGCGGCTGTTCCCATAACCTGTGCCCATGCAGCTTTGTATGCATCTGTTCCTGCTCTTGCACCAGCAGGCCCGCCTGCTGCTGCTAATTGCGATTCTAAATCAGGATGAGCAGTAGCCAACCAATTGTGGAATTCATTTAACGATCCGGTGTTTGCTGCTAATTGATATTTTCCGTAACTCCAACCGCCGGTGCTATCCCATCCTATAATTGCAGGATTGCCTCTAGACTCGTATCGTTCACTTAGTGCGCCTATATTCGAATCAAACGCATAATCGCTTGTATAATCACCTGGTGGTACGCTCGGCTGTCCATTGCCTCCTGGACGCGATGCATTTCCTGTACTGATATTGCCGCCACTGCCTTGTACAATTGCACTAGATGTTCTGCCTTGTAAATTCTTGTTAAATGTATCAGGAGTAAGTACACGATCTGCACTAGGAAGTGCTCCAGGTGCGTCTCTATCTGTTTGAATTTTCTTAAACGACAACGGATCTAAATTTTCATGATGAGGCCAAGGCTCATGTTGTGGTGACCTTGCAAGTATACTTTCAACACTTGATATTTGTCCGCCTGGTTTTACCTTCGGTAATGTGTTTACAGTTAAAGTTCGAACCTCACTGGCAGGACTTGCAACTGGTGCGACAGGGCCATTCATATGAACATAAGTTGCTGTTTCTCTATGTTCTTTTTTACTGTTAATAAAAGTATTGCCGCTAGTGGATGTTAGTCTATTATCCTGTTCTGTTTTAATGTGTAAATTTCCAGTAGTATCAATATATTGATTTGTCTTTACTTTTATATGTTGATTCTGTCCTACAGTAATTTTACTGTCTTTGCCAACATGCAGGTTAAAATTATTTTTAGATTCAATCTGTACTCTGCCAGATTCTACTCCAGAAGTATTACGCCCTGCTGCTTTGATATTAACATTTCTTCCTGCTTCCATGTTTATATCACGTTCAGCATTAATGTTTAAATCATTATCAGTGCTAATACTAACGCTATCGTGTGCATAGATGTCAATTTTACCATCACTGGTCATTTCGATCCAAGTAGTGCCGCGAGCATTTCCGATATAAATCAAATCTTCTGAATTATTCATTAGTATCTGATGACCAGTACGTGTTCTTAGACGTAATAATTCATTTTGGGGTATAGTTCTGTCGCCGCCTGGTTCGTTTGCGCCTTTGTTTTTATAAATTGGTGGGCCGTCTTCTGCATGTGTTGCACGTACAAAACGCTCGTCGCCATCATCCATTACAATTGACGAGCCGCCTAATCTATTAGATGGAGAAGAAACTTTCTGTCCTTTGGTGCCGATTTCTGATGTAGGCGATCCGTCTCGGCGATCCTTAGGACCAGGTGTGCTTATACCAAATACCATACTTGGTATTTCTCGTCTTGCACTACTTGTGGTTGTTCCTCTAATTTCGTCGTTTAGTAATCCTTGTATTTCAAGAGTTTCTGCAAAATCTTTATTGTAAGGTTTTTCAAAAAGAGTAGGATCAACTCTTGAGCCAGTTTCAATTGCTTTGTTGTACTCGCCTGTTGGCAATTTGCGTCCTCTTAAACTTGAAGGCGTTATTCCTGTTGTATTTTCAGTTGATGCTCTGCCATCAGGAACCATAAAATTCATATAATCTGCTGGTATACATCCTATCCAATAACCAAAATTAGGATTGCCTTCTGCAAAGATTACAAGAACTTTTGTGCCTACGTCCGGCGGAACCATCCACATGCCATAACTTTTTTGTGTATGCTCATATCCGTCATTTGCAGTAAGTGCAGCATTTGGAGTAACTCCGTAAAAAGGACTAAGGTATTTTACGTTTAATAGTTGTCCGCTACGTTCAGGCGTGCCACCTGAACTAGTGTAACGCAATAATTCAACAACAAGTCCGCCCATATATTTTGTATCTAAGTTATTAACTACAATAGCTTCATAAGGACCTGAATTTCTAAATCCAGTTGTTTGCGAACTAGTAGTTCTTGTATAATTTCCGTTTGACATTTTTAAAATGGTCCTGTTTGTCTTGGATTACGTGCAGTTACTGGTGGGCCAAACTCACCGTATTGAGAAGAGCCAAATCCTGCTGCTTCTGCACTAGCAGCAGACGACATAGTCGACGGGCCTTGTGATGGTGTTACAGTTTGTCCGCTATTATTTCTACTTGGTCCGTTGTTAGGAGTATACACTTTTTTTCCTGTATTAAAATCATATCTATCAAATCCTGGAGTGATAGGCTCGTATATATATACGTTTGGAGGGCGTGGCTTTGCTGTAGCTGAACTTGTAGGAGTCGACGGAGGCTGTGTAACTGTAGTAGGTGCTGTTGCTGTAGCAGCAGCATCTGCTCTACGTTGCGCTAATTCAGCTGCCCCGTTGCCTCTGCCTCCTCCGGCACTAGGAATTACTGATGCAGGTGCAGCGGCTGCTGCTCTAGCTTGTCTTAATATGGCATCAGGATACGGCTCACTCGACGGCGGTGTTGATCCTGAACCTGATCCCATATTCTGTGGCAAACACGGACCAGGTCCACTCGATTCAATTTTTCCAGTGGCTCCTGATACTACTGCCGGTCCTGCACCTCCAAATGCATCTAAGCTGACATCAGCTTCTGTAACTGCCGGTCCTGCACCTCCAAATGCATCTAAGCTGACATCAGCTTCTGTAACTGCCGGTCCTGCACCTCCAAATGCATCTAATCCAACTTCTGCAGGTATGGTTTGGCTTTCTGTAACAACGCCTGCGGCGCCTGGTTTTGCAGTAGTTGTTGTTTCAACTGTTGTGCCTGTAGTTGCTCCAGTTGTGGATGCAGTTTGTGTTTCTGGTCGATTGTCATCAATTGCAGGATCTCTAATGTATATAGGATAACCTTGGAATGAGTCAACTTTTTTTCTGCCGGCACCCAAAAATTCTACTTGTGAATCGTCGTTTACTTGTTCCATAGTTGCAGTGCCTTCTTCTACAAGAATAGAAAAATATTCTACACTGTGTCGAAAATACAATACCACAGTGCCGCCTCCGAAATCTAAATTTTCTAAAACCCAGTAGTGTTTGTTTTTTTGATAACTTGGCAAGCCGGCATCCTCATTGTCAATAACCAATACTGCTGTTGCACTACTACCAGGCTTACCGCTGACAATTTCTGGGCCGTATTTTTCCATATCGTCAAGGTTTTGAAATGTCCACATATCTTCGGAATTTTTCCAAGGGCCTTCACCACTAACAGGAACTACATTTGTTTGATCTAATTTTCCTGCTGCTTCTTCTGGTGAACTATTATCTTGTTGTGCCATAGTATTATCCTAACAACCTTCTAACACGGCTTTTGGCTGCATCCGTTACTGAATTTATTTTATCATTTACTACATTATTTACTGCACCTTTAGCGGCATCTCTTGCCTGATTGACTATATCAAGATCAGCAGCGAGTGCATCAAGTGCATTTGTTTCGTCACCAGGTCTTATATTAGGCAATGCTCCTCTTATTCTTGCACTTGATACGCTGCCTATTGCAACAAGTGCTTTGTCTGAAATTCCAGTAATCTCATTAAGAGTACCTGTTATACCCTGTTCAAGTCCTGCACCGATATTTTCTAATACATTTGTTGCACTAGAAAGTGCAGTTTCCAGTGCTTGCTGTGTTGCAGCATTATCCATGCTCATTTTATTATCAATTGCTGGCATTAAATTTCTTACATCGTCCTGTGAAGGGGCAGGTTCGCAGTCGGTTCCAGGCATTGCTGATGCTCCAACTGTTCCGTCTGATTGTACGCCATCTTTATTCAATGCTGCTGAATTATCAACTTGTACTACACCGCTTGGACCTGTAGTTGCTTCGTCATCTTGACCTCTGCGTCTAATCATTTTAAGAGTCTGTGTAAACTTGCCTTGATTAAAGTTATTAACTACTGCCCATATTTGGAATATTCCACTAAAACCTGGAACAAGCTGAGGGAATTCCATAGTAGCTCCTTTTACTTGGTAATCAAATGGAGTTCTAAAATTTACTACACAAAATACTGATTGATCCAACGCATTTAAAGTACCGTCTTGCATTATACTCGGGCTCGATCCTTTGTCTGCAACATGATTGCCTGTTTGTTGTG